TTGGTAACACTGTTCCAGAAGGTTTTACTGGTCACGGTGCGCTGTCCAGCGATACCGAGCGTGACGAGTTGCTGGAACTGATTGATAAGGTGTCTGTCGCAAATGGCGGCGTGAAGCCCATTCTGGTCGGTACTGGTGCCGCTCTGCGTAAGTTGCAGAAGAACATTGATGAGGATTGGATTGCACCTTCTGCCAAGGAGGAACGCAAGGCAAATGGCATTATTTCCAGTTGGGAAGGTTATGACCTGATGCCCATTCCGCAGGTGTTTAAGCAGGGTACTTTCGAGTTTGCACTGTCTACTACTCGTATCCTGATTCTTGCCACTAATGGCAAGCCCATTAAGTTTGTCTTTGAGGGTGATTCTCGTCTAAAGGACAACACTGATAACCGTGCTAACATGGATCAGACTCTTGAGGGTCAGATTCAGGTTAAGGCTGGCGTTGCGGCTGTCACCAGTGACATTATTGGTGATTGGGAACTGGCCTAATTTTAAAATTGAATTTTTAGGAGGCGTTATAATTGGCACAGGAAGTTTTAAATAAAAACGTTGAAAATCCTGAAATCGGAGCGGCGGGTGAAACCCCCGCTGCTCCTGCCACTTCTCCCACTTTGAACGATGATACTAAAATTATTGTAAAGGCACTTGTTCCTGCCGTTTATTATACTTGTTCAAAGACTTTTGATACGTTTGCATGGGTGGAAGTTGGTGATACGCAGGAAATGACTTATCTTCAGCTTAAACTTATGAAAGCAAAACACCCACGCTACTTTACGGAAAAGTGGTTGCTGCCCTGTGATGACGAGGCGTTGAATAAACTGAACCTGACTTCTGTTTATCGAAATACTTTGAGCCGTGGTGATATGAAGATTCTATATGGTTCTGATGTTCAGGCAGCGGAGGATTTGCTTTCTGGCCTGAGTGATGATGCTTTGACCGAATTGACTCAAAAGGTAAAGAATGCCGTTAAGAATGGAAAGATTGTCAATATTAAGATCATCCGTTTGCTTGAAAAGCAATTGGGCGTTGAGTTAATGAAGTTAGTGTAAAGGAGGTGTATTCCCAATATGGGTACTTCTTTTACGGAATTGTATGAAAGTGTTTTGAGTAAAATTCGTGATTATGATTTTTTAAACTTGGAACAATCTGATATTTACGAAGTATTATCTGATTATGTTCGTCCTGCTATTGCATCATTTCATGTTTGCAGACAAGATTTGTCGAAGCGGAATGAAACCGGGTTTGAATGTACATTAACGGATATGGAAATTGAAATTCTTTCAAACTATATGGTAATTGCTTATCTTGACAGCAATTACATTCGTGTTCCGATGGCATTAAAGTTAAGTTTGTCGAGCAAAGATTTCAATGCCTTCTCCCCCGCTAACCAGCTTGATAAACTGGTATCAATGCGGGAAACATTTCGGAAGGATAATGAAACTTTACTATCAAGATATTCTTGGCATAAGCAATCCACATAATTGGAGGTGATTGATCTGTGGGAGGTTATGAGAATTTTTTAAAACGGATGAATGCTGGCGGAAAGACAATGCGTGAAGAACAAATTGAAAATGCTTTGCATTTGGTTCGTCAAACTTTTGCAGATGATCCATCTTATATTGTGGACGGCGTTACAGTATGGAATACAAATAGGCTGATACATCCAAGAATTTATTCAGACAAGTATCGGTCTACTTCCCCGGCACAAGCCAGTATACAGACTATGATTAATGAGCCGTTTTATATGGGGGATGTGATCCCGTGGCCTGATCATGGATATTGGCTGTGTGTCAATGCAAATAATTTGCATGGGATTCAGTGGGAAGGAACTTTGTCGTTCTGCAATCATAAAGTTAAATTCTTTTCCCCGTTGAATGGAGAACTTGTTGAATATCCAATTAGTGTTTTAAATGCAACACAGTATGGCAGCGGTCAGACTGATAAATGGGATGACGAATTGCGTATGACAATTGGTACTTCACAACAGATTGTGTATATTTCATTTGATAAGCATACAGTTTTATTGGATAGTGGATTTCGGTTTTTGTTGGACAGAAATCAAACCTTACCAACTGCTTATCAAATTACGCAAGCTGATACGATTAGTTATTCTGATGGTGGAGATAAAGGTTATATTCAATTGACAGTGATTGAGGATCAGTATAACCCAAAGACAGATAACAAAGAATTGATGATTGCAAACTACACACCTGATCCTGTTGGGACAGGCGAAGAATTAAAAGACACAGATAAAAGTGATCAATGGATTTGAGGTGATGTGAATGGCATTATTGCACGAATTAACTGATTATCGAAAAGTAATTATGAAATTGCTGTGTAGTGATCAAAAAATTGTTGATTTGATTAATGACAAATCAGATTCTCAAGTTCCTGATCGCTCATTGATGTATAGTCGCATATTCCCATATGCTTATACGCCAGACACGACAAAGGAAACAGATACATATGTCTGTTTTCGTATTTATGTTCCAGAAGTGTTTAATAAGACTTTCAAGAAAATGAATATCGTGTTCTATATATTTTCACACCAGAGTCATATCCGTACAAGTGATGGATTGCGCCCTGATTTGATTGCGGAACGGATTGAAAACTTGTTTAATGGTTCAATGGATTTAGGTGTTGGGCGTATGAAATTAGAGGGAATGGATGATATTAGTCCCGCTACTAATTTTCATGGTATTGCGCTTGAATATACTGTGTCTGAATTCAACAGGCCAACGATCAACGGTGATCCAAGAGCGGGTGCGAAGTAATGATTCAAAAGCCAAATTTACTTCGTATTAGTGATTATCCAATCAATGATAAAATTTCAGTTCATGTGCCAACTGTGGATGAAATATTTGAATTTGGAGATCAAAAATATTATAGCATGGTTCAATCATTGGTTTCAACACCATTTGATTTAATGGTCGAACTTGATGATATAGGAATTGATTATGAATCTATTTCAGATTATCAGTTATTTGTTCTTATGATAGAATCGCTTGCAATTGGTCAAGAGAATACTTCTATTTTGTTTAATGGTTTAGATTTAAAGAATTTTCGTGAATCTATTAGTCCGCAGAATAAAGAGAGAATTCTATATGACGCAAAACATGATATTGTTATAGACCAAATGATTGCTTTGGAAATTTGTAATGCGATACGAAAGATTCATTTTTGGGATGCTCCGCAAGGTCACGCTGGCAATGCGGAAGCAAAACAATATTTGATTCAGCGTAATCGAATGAAAAAGAAACGACTTGCTAAAAAGCCGTATAAATCATTTCTTGAAAACATTATTATTTCATTGGTCAATACTGAAGAATTCAAGTATGACTATGAAACAGTAATGAATTTAAGTGTCTATAAATTAAACGCAAGTTGGCGACAGATTCAAAAGAAAAAGAATTGGGAACAGACGATGAATGGTGCTTATTTTGGCACTGTTGATTTGTCTAAAATTAATCTTGAAAAGATTAGTTGGCTATCACCAGATTAAGTTCTGGTGATTTATTTTTGTAAAATAAAGGAGGAAAGCATTATGTCTATTAATGTTAGTGATTTATCTATCACCAGCCTTGAGACTATCATGGCTTTTGGTATTAATGGCGGCGCACATCGTTTTACTTTGGACGAACTGCAAAATGCCACTATCTCCAATAGTCAGGAGAATACTGCTCTGACTGGTAAGGGTGGTCGTACCATTGGTCAGTTGAAGCGGAATAAGTCTGTTACCGTGTCTGGTACTAACGGTATGGTTTCTATGGGTTTGGTCGAGGTGGAAGTTGGTGCTTCTGGTGAACATCTGGTTTCTACTCCCGTTAAGGTTCCTGATTATCTGACTGTAAAGGATAACGCTGCTACCACTACTTATAAGGCTGTCGGTACTGTTGGTGATGAGATTGGTGAAGTCATCGTGAAGAATGAGGATGGCACTATTAAGGTTCGTCTGACTCAGGATGCAACTGCCAGCACTGGTAAGTTTGCTTATGATCCTTCTACCAAGAAGTTGACCTTTGCAGAGGGCGAGGTTGCTGATGACACTTCTATTGTTGTGTATTACATCCGCAACGTTGAGGGTGACGTGATCAGCAACGTGTCCGATAACTATTCTGAAAAGGTCGAAATGTATGTGGATGCTCTGGCTGAAGATAAGTGCCACAATATTTATCATGTTCAGTTCTACATCCCATATGCCGACTTCACTGGTAGTTTCGATCTGGCCTTGGGCGACAGCCAGACCACTCATGGTTTTGAGGCAACCAGTCTGCCTTCCACTTGTGGCAATGGCAGCACTAAGTATTGGGATCTCACGGTCTTTGGTGAAACAGCGGAGGATGCTGCTTAATCATTGGATAATTTCATCTAATGGAAATTTTCAATGACTCATACTGTGTCTACATACATACTTTCCCAAACGGGAAAGTGTATGTAGGCATAACTGGCGATCCACCACATAGACGTTGGAAAGCGAATGGATATGGATATCATTCTCAACGTGTTATTTATAATGCTATAAAGAAATACGGATGGGATAATATCGAACACGAAATTATTGCTTCTAATTTGACACAAGAAGAAGCGTGTAATTTTGAGAGAATTTTAATTCGTGCATTTAATAGCACGAATCATAAATACGGATATAATGTCGATAATGGTGGTCGAACAAGCGGCAGACATTCAGAAGAAACATTAAAGCGTATGAGTGATTCTATGAAACAATTATGGAAGAGCGATAATTACAAACGTGTTTTTACTGAAGAAACATTTCAAAAAATGAGAAATGCAAAAGTTGGAAAATATTTAGGTGGTAGTAATCCCGCTGCTAAATCTATTTTATGTGAAGATACTGGTGAAATTTTTAATTCTATAATTGAAGCAGCAAAAGCAAAAGGTTTGTGTTGTTCAACTATATCAAAATATTTAAATGGGAAAAGCAATGGCGGTGGTGGTTATCACTGGAGATGTGTTAATTGAGGTGATTTCATGGAAAAAACAGTACCATGCCGTGTATGCGGCAAACTGTTTGTTCCCTGTAATAAATCCAGTCGTTCTTTAGGTGCTTTTAATTATCGTAGTGTTGCTTGCAGTCCTGAATGCGGTGCTGAATATCTGCGCCGTGTTCAGGCTGCTCGTAACCCTGTGATAGTCACCGAAGATGTAATCCCTGATGCAATCGTGTCTACGGATCAAGCGGTTGAAGAAGAAATTCAGCCTACGGAGCGTACTGTACGCAAAAAGATTAAACAGGGAACAGATGAAGAATAAGAGGACGGGAGGGGTTATCCCCTCCCTACTTTTATATTTTGAATGGGAGTGATTATGAGTAAGTCAAAATTTAATGTTAGTGATGATTTAAGACAGAGAACTTTTAATGATATAGTTTTTGATTCTCGTCTTGAAATGATGTATTACCGTGACGTACTTTGTCCTTTAGAGAAGAGTGGCGATATTGTTTACTGCGAATTGCAGAAACCATATGAGTTACAACCGAAGTTCGTTCATGATAATAAAACTGTGCAGCCAATCAAGTATGTGGCAGATTTCTTTGTTCGATATAAAGATGGCCATGAGGAAGTTATTGACACAAAAGGTTGTCCAGATTCCGTTGCGATTTTAAAGCGAAAAATGTTTTGGTATCACTATCCTAATGTGGTTTATAAATGGATTTGTTATTCAAAAATAGAC